ACCAAGTTGTATGGCCATCGGCTTTAAAGCCTCTGCCTTCCATAGCCTCGGTAAAGGTGGTTCCAGATCCAACTACAGCTCCAGTAGTAACAGTAATTGTAACTGTTCCAGTATCATAATCTGTTCCGACTCTATTGCCGGCTCCAACGTCTGAATATGCACCAAATACAAATTCATCCATATTTTTACTACGCTCATTTGAAACCTGATCAACAATAGTAGCATGTGGACTCTTAATGTAAGATAACCATCTTGCTAAAACTTTTTCTTTCCAGTAGAAAGATTTATACTGATCAATAATCACTTGAGCATTTTGCTCATAAAGACTATCTGCAGACATGGCCGTATCGGCATAAGTCTTTTCAGTAACCTTATCGAAGGCAAGAATATTCAGTTTAGAACCGATTTCATTGATTTCACCTTCATAGTCTCTATTGACGATTTCACCGATGAGGCTTCGATCGTACAACTTCAACATTAATTTGTTTGAAAAACCCTCTGCGAGTTTTGTGCCGTATGCTGATGCCATACTTAGCTCCTTTTTGTTAATTGCCTTATATTCCTGGCCAGTCCCAAAAAGGGGTTAGGAGGGTTAATAATTTGATACTATTAAATAAAACTATCTATTGTCAACTACATTCTAAATTTCCGACGTTATCTTGCCGGCAATCAGTGCTTGTGTATATGCTTTATAATCAGCTTTCTTGAGTTTAGCGCCGGCTTCAATGCTTAATTTATCAGATTTTGGCTTAGACTTTTTCCCGGGACCACCAGAGCCAGTCTCAAACATTTTGCCCTTCTTTTTCACCGGCTTCGTTTTTTGAAGTTCATATAAAAAAGCAGATATTAAATCTTGAAAATCTACGCTTCTCCTCGATGACACGCTAGCAAACAATTTAAACTCATCAAGTCGACCCTCTAAATCAGGATTGTTGGTAACAGTGGCCGGATCATCAATAAACTTATCCACCTTCTCCCCCCATGATGCCCCATCCTTATTGTCTTGAGCAATTGTATTAATTGCTTCGAAACGCTTGTTGGCCTTCCAATTATCCTTTGCCATCTTCTGTTCAAACTCAGACAAGTCCTCCCAATCAGTAAACTCTTTCCGCATCACTTCATCGGCCGGATCAACAACCTCGCTAACCTGATCAAAAGCATCAAGCATCTTTTTATTCTTAGCATGAAGGACCTGGGCCTCTCTAGTAGATTCAGTAAATCTCTTTTTAAAAGTTTGTTCCTCTTGTTCCTCCTCCTCTTCTTCAACGACTTCCTCTTCATCCTCAACAACCACCTCTTCTTCTTCCTCCTCAACTTCTTCCTCAACCACCTCCTCTTCAAGATTTTCTTCTTGATCTTCCATTTCCTCGAGTTCTTCTTGGATCTCTTTATCTTTATTTTCTAGTTCTTCGTTAGTTGGTTTAACGTGTTTTGCCATTTTGCCAGTCCTCCTTAAAGGGTTAGGTTAATAATTATTTCTTAGTTTTAATTTTAGTTTTATCTTTTAACACACTTTTATACTTATCTAACTGTTTATTGCTTAAATAAGATCGTCTGGCACAAAGAAACGCTATGTTTTCTGCTGATAGTTCAGGAATTGATTTTACAACAATTTTATCTAAAACTGCTTGTGCTTCTGTATTTAATTGCATAAATTTATTTCCTACTTACTAATCCGGCCAACCTTCTCTCAACCATTTTTTTAGCTTTTGCCGGGCTATCTAAAAAAGCTTCTAATAATATATAGTTTCTTAATCTTGCCTTTAAAAATATGTCTTGTTTGGAATTATGACCAGTTTTAGACACCTCCTCATCTACAGATCTTCGCATCGCAACAATATATTCTCTAATACTATTAACAGTAAATTCTTTTCTCTCAAGACTTCCTAGCCATTTATGTAAAGTTGCTTCTTCTGCTTTATCTAAATCTTCATACTTTAAACCAGCTTGTTCTAAAATACTATCGAGCATTGACATATTAGCCTTGTGGTTGAATTGGTAATTGTTGGGTAGGTTGAGCTGATTGAGCCGGTTGTGGCTGAGTTGCTTGCTGACCAGCGGCCAATAAAGGATTACTGACCATCATTTCTTGTTTTTGATCCTCATATTCCATGATATCGTTGATATCTTCTGGCGGTAAATCAACAAACTCTAATAACTTTCTATTGTAAACTTCTGCTAGTTTTGGATTATCGAACATGACTGTTTTAACTGCATTTAATTTATTTAAAGTATCTGTGTCATGAGCATTTTTCTCATCTTGATTCCAAATTCTGGTACGATACCCCATTTTAGTCATCCAGTCTTTCGGCCCAACTTCTCGAGAAAAGATATCCCTGGTGTTTCGACCCTTCTTGAATATCTTAACTGCATCTAATAGATCTGGCCGGCCTTCAATGAGTTTCAAAAAGATTTTAGCTCGTTGCTTCCAAGCCGGTGTATAAAACTTGCTCATACCCTTTACTCGCTCTTTAGCCTCATTTAAAGCCAACTCAACCTCTCCTAGAGTAATTTTAGTGGCAGTCTGTACGCCCTGTTGAGTAGCGGTAGCACCAGAAGCTTTTTCAGCAATTCCAATAACAAAAGTCATCTCATCAATCGATTCGCTAAGATCTGGGATATCAACTTTTTGTAAAACCTCACTTGGTTTTCCTGGGATTGGATACCAGCCCCAAGGAACCGGTAAAAACGTCTGAGGCATAAAAGTCTCATCAGTTGAATCGTAATAGTGCATGCCAAAATTTCTCAGTGTTCTATTTTCTACTAATTGAGAGAAAAAAGAATTAACGATTTTATTCGGCCCTCTAATAATATCTGCGACACTATCGCTCCAAAAATCTTGACGCTCAATATCATCACCCCAAGAAACATAGGGATAATGATCTCTCCAATAATTATCTTCAGTAACTCCCAATATTTCCTCTAAAGGCTTCTTCATTAAAATTACCCTATCATCAGCCTCAACATATAAAAACAATTGCTCTTCTAACTCATTCTTGTCAGCATCTTTTTCATCTTCACGATACAAAAACTGTAATGACAGTTCAACGTAAGTTTCACCTAATACCGGATCAATAACATCAGATACGCCCATCTCCTGCATTTTCTCGTTCTTTTCCACCAGCATATCCTGATTCTGTTTATTCTTTAATTCACCCTGTAATGTAGAATAGAATTTTTCTAGCTTCTTCACTTCTGCTTGATCATAATCAGAATTCTTTTTAAGCGTACTCAGTGGTACAAAAATATGGGTATGAATTAAAAACCTTGAAGAATTTAAGTTAAAGGGGTCGCAGTGACGAGAAACCAGTATATCTTGAGGATCTTGAACAGTCATCTTAATCTCACCATCAACAATTTGCCACTGATCAAAACTTCGACCGAATAAGAACACCTGTCTTTTATCAACAATATCTTGCAACTCCATATGATTGTGATCTTCATCGGCCATTATTTTCCAGTATTCATTTTGAAAAATCTCTTTCTGCCTATCATTGTCCAAATTTTCGAAATACATCACCGGCATATCATCAACATCTTTTAGCAGAGTTTTAACCGATTGCTTCATCAAAGGAATATTAACTGACTGCCTCTGGGTTAAGCGGTTAATAGTAATTTTATCTCTATACAGTGTGTAATTTTCTAGCCAGTCTGCCTGTCGGCGGCGCCGATAGTTATATCCAGATTCTTTATTCAGCCGAAGCATCTCTAATTCAGGATTATCAATTTTTTCTTCCATACTGAAAACACTATCAAAAAATACTATCTGAAGGCAAGTTTAATTAGCCGGGCATATTCTCGTAAAAGGGTTTAACTCCACCGGGATCAAATGTGCCGGTAGTCCTAACCCTTTTCCTATAAGTTACAGCGAATGTTCTGTAGGAATCAGACCCGTGACTCGCCCAGCTATGCAATGGAGTATCCCTAAATACTTTATTCTTTTCATCCCAATTTTTTTTGTAATTCCTCAGAGCTTGAAGCCCTCTCGAACACTTATCGTCATCAAACCAGCACTGATTAAAAATTGATCTACCGGCATTAATCCCTTCCATAACGCCTAGCTTTGGCGCAACTTGAAAAGTAATGCCTAATTTCTTGGCAACCTCCCACCGGGATTTACCGGTTCCAAGCTCTCTAACCTTAATATCGTGAGGAGCATAATGTTTCCCATAAACATAGTTCTTTTCCTGTAGCTTCTTAACATAAAACTCAATCCCCTCACCAGAACTCTCAAAGTAATCAATAAACCTAATCTCCATATTCAACACCTGATAAAACCAAATTGACATTGAATCATCCATACCTAAATCCCAAGCAGTATGAACCGGTAACCTTGAAACATAAGGGACTTTTGTCATTCTCCCTTCCTTCTCAGCACGCCTAATAGCGGCGCCGTAATAAGCTCCAACAATCGGGGATTTGAAAGAACACATGTATTCTTGCTCAAAATAGGCAATTGCCTCTTCGGCGGACCTCCCATTTGCCTCAAATCGCTTTATTATATCTGTTTTGATCTGTAGTAACTCTTCTGTAGAAAATATTTTAGTATCTTCTGCTGTAAGCAATTGGACATACCATCTTGGATTATCCTTTGCATATTCGTATAAAGCCCGGGCGTGATTGTCTCCCTTTGGAGTTGTATTAAAAACAGCGATGCCATCATTCTCTCTTAAAATTGGTTCAACAACATCCCAAGCGTACGGATCTTGGTCGGCCCACTCAGAGAAGATAAACATCTGCGGATTACCACCTCTCAATGAATCTGGCCTATCACTACCGGCAATCTGAAAAATAGAATGGTTCTTTAGCTTTTGATCATAGCTAACATTCCTAACAGGAACCTTCATCCGGCCTTCATTCGCCCTGCCAGCCCTGATTGCTTCTGGGATATGATTCATGAATTTAAAACCATCTGCACCAATACCATCCCACATATTGTCTCTACCCATAACTAAAGTTGGGTATACATATTTAACTAAACAAGGGAATCTTACCAATTGACGAGGAACTACATCAGCTATATTAGTTTTGTCTTTGCCGGCTCTTCGATGCCAAAC